CCACAATATAGACGAGGCGGATTGCGTGGCGCTAGAGCGGCCATTAGAGAGCAAGCGCTTAAAGATAAAGACGCAAGATTCTCACCTGCTCAAAAAATAACAGACGCAGCCAAGTGGGCAGCAAAATCAGAGCAGCCATTAGTTCGTGCGGCAGGAGAGCGAACTCTGCAGCAACAGCAAAGCGGTGTGCTTGGATGGGTGCCGGGCTTTGGTAACAGATTTGCCGGATGGGAGCCCGAGTGGATAGAAGCTTATAAGAAAGGCGATGAGGCTACTAGGGCAGATCAGGTAAGGATGTTTGATGAGCTTGCCAAGATAAGAAATGAATCACCAGAAGTGTTTGCGTTATATAACCAAATAATGACGGAAGGGCAGCAGCAAGCAGGTCTTAGGTATAATCTCTTAAAAGACATCTCAGATATTACGGCGCAGCTTGGTCCAGAAGGAAAAGAAATAAAAAGACTTCAGAAGATGGTGGAGTCTGAAAGTATAACACCAGAAACATACAACAAGAGATCAGCAATGCTTGCCGAGTTTAAAGATCTTTGGGATCTGGCTCTAAGGGAGCAAGATCCCAAGAAGATTGACAGGTTAAGATCAAGAGCACTGAAGGCAGAGACTGATAGGCCACCTCTTTTAAATCGTGAAAGAGTAGAGGCGAGAAGAAAGAAGACGTTTGCAACAAACAGGGAGTATGTTTTAGCTGCAACAAGGCTGGCAAAGTCTGCACCATCTATGGCGCAATTTTCCTATGATGGAACCCCGATGAGCACGCTCGGCTTTTTGCTGGACTCAAGAAATAAAAAGCTGGACCCAAGAAAGGTTACAGTAAAGCTGCTAGACAATGCGCAAGCATATAGAGACAACCCTGCACTTCTACAGCTTGCTCAAGAGCATACAGGAAACCTTTTAAATATAAGACGCACCCTCGACGAGGCGGGTGCAATGATGGGAGAGCTTTATGGTAAAGACGGCGTTACCATCTTGGGGCCAGAAACACTTCTTAACAACTTTGTTTCGGGATACTTTCCGGGCGGAAAGATAAAAAAGTTTTTTGATCCAGAAAGAACCAAGGACGGTGGTGCATCAAGCTCTCTTGTTGATGTTCAAAATCACTTAAACTTAAAAACGGATGGAAGAAGAAAGCAGAAAAAGCCCTCTAGGGATGAGCTGAGCGACGCCATAGGGGAAGAAGTTCCAGCACCAACGCTTTCAGAGTTTAGAAAAGTATTGGCTGATGATCAAAACGCATACAGAATATATTCTCAGTATGCTGCAAACGTCTACGCCATGGCCAATAGGGCCAAGATGATTTCTAACATAAAAAAAATGGGTCTCAATAAAAGAATATTTAAAAACAAGGAAGACATACCCCAAGGAAGTGAGCCGTATTATGTACAGCTTAAATCTAAAGCAGGAAGCGGAAAGTCAAGACTTGTAGAGTTTGGAGAGCTTGATGGGCACTGGGCTCCAAAGACCCTAGAAAGAAACCTTCGCCTGTTTCAAGAAGCAAGCATTGATGGACTGGGAATGCTCGCATCCTTACAGAATATATTTAAACAAACCCACACAGTTATGGGCATTCCGTATTTTGCAAACACTGCTACAGGTATGGCAGTTATGCAGATGCTTGACGGAGGGTCTCCTTTGTCCATCATGGATGGCATGAGAAGCCTTTCAAAGAAAGATAAGTTTTATGAAGCGTATCGTGATGCTGGATTTATGTTTGATCCTGATCGCCTTTTTGGTTTGGAGTCTGGTAATCGCAGCCTTATAATGAGACTTACTTCCGACATTGGAAGCAAGATCTATAGCAAGGTTCAAGATAAACCAATGGCAAAGGAGTTTTTCGATAAAGCTGAAAACTTATTCATACAGCTCGAAGACCCAAACAAGTTTAAAAAAACCAAAGCAGCTGCAAAGGCGGCGACTGTTGGCGCAGCCACCGCTGGTCTTGCTGCGTACACGGGGTTTCTACCACCAACGACAGCCGCTGGTGCAGGAGTTCTTGGGCTTGGAGTGTTGCAGGGTCTTGCCCTTGTCAAAGGACGAGAGGGCGCAATGATGCTGGATCAGGGCGGTCGAATGGGTGCCTTCAAGAGGCACGTCTACACTCAAGCAAAAATCATTAGCGACAGGCAAAGAATACCATTGGAAAGAGCTGTTGACATTGTTCTTAGTGACCCCCAGCTAAGAAGAAGGTCGGCCCAGCACGCAACATATATCAATATTGATTACGGTTACCTTCCAGAAGGAATAGAAACACAGTCAAAATATATGCCAAACAGTCCGTTTATTAAGTTTGCAACACGAGCAACTGAAATGATGTTTGACATGCCAGCGCAAAACCCTATTCGACTTGCGTCCTTAACAGCAATGCAGAGAGAGTATTTTAAGAATCTCTCCGACGATAAAACAGCCAACTACGAGTTAGCTCCATTTAACACAGCTGGTCTCGCTATACCCATAGGGGACAATGATTACGTCAACCTTGGGTACCAGATCCCGCTGCATGCAGGTATTTTTAGAGAGGCGTTCGCGCTACCAAGCACGGTTTTGGGACTTGGAGGCGTAGGGCCAAGGTCTGCAGCAGAGTACGTTTCTCGACAGGGAAGAGAAGGCATGTCCGGGTTTCCGTTAGCGACAGGGTATGCTGCGCCACTTTTTCGAGCAGCTCAAGGAACTGACAGGCATGGTCGAAAGCTGGAGCAGCAAGATGTTCTTCCAGAGCTTTTTTCAGGATTCATAACAAGCGTTCCCTACTACGCAAGAGAGCTAGAAAAAGCATTTTACGGTGGAGTAAACAAGAACGGCCTAACTCCGGGAGAGATATTTTTAAATGCTATAGCGCTAAAGATAACCCCTAACAGCTACATGCAAAAACAAAGAGAGTACGCAATCAGCGCCTACAATAGAAGAGCAAACGAGATAAAGGCCAGATACAACAACATGTTAAAAAACAATCCGGGCAACAACAAGGTAATGCTGGATGCGCAAGAAAAGATGGTAAAAGACCGGGAACAGTTGGAGCAATACCTGTATAATGCAATTATAAAGAACACTAACAGCTACCTAAACAGAACAGAGGTTCCTAGGGGGGAGTAATATGGCTACAAAAAAAACAAGCAAAAAAGAATCAAAAAAGAAAAAAGACAATGCCGACAACATGGCGGGGCTGCTGCCTGTCAGTGAGCTAAGGGGCGTACTCGGTCAGGAGATGTCGCCTTCGGCAAAGATATTAAAACTTGGCTTTATCCTCAGTGGAGGCATAAATGTAAACCCGTACCAAGTGGGTTACCATTTAAAGATGCACCCAGCAGAAGTGCATGCCGGGTTAACGGAGCTAAAGCACAGAAAAGAAATCGTACCGGGAGCAGATCGCGACACGGTTGATGTAAAAAGAGAAAGCCATTTTGGCTTAACTAAGTGAAGGAGTTAGAATGGAAACATTTTTGATTTACTTGGCCATTGGGCTGGGTATTATGAATGCGGTCATGCCGCTAGTTAAAAAGATTGTCAGCAAAACAAAGAACAAGAGCGATGACAAGGTGGTCGAGATTATAGAAGAAGCCTTGTTGCTGGCAAAAGGATTGCAAGCAGAGAAAAGCGGCATCGAGGCCGCTAAAAAAAAATCTGCTTAGAACCTTGGTTTACCATGTCGAAGAGAAACGCGAATATAAACAGCCTCAAGGATCCCTTTCGCTCGGCAATACTATGGCTAATCTACCTGATAGAAGAAGAGGGATTAGCCGTTACGGTGTTCGAGACAAAGAGGAGTAACGAGAGGCAAAACAATCTAAAGAAGCGAGGCGCAAGTAAGGCCAATGCGGGTCAAAGCCCTCATAACTATGGCCTTGCTTGTGACTTTGTTTTAGACACTAAAAAAGTAAAAGTTCAAGAGCGCGAATGGCAGGGTAAAATGTATCCCGATGCTTGGGATTACAGTACGCCAGAAGCCAAAGCGGTTTACGACCGTCTTGGCGAGCTGGCGGAGTCCATTGGCTTAGAGTGGGGTGGCAGATGGAAGTTTCTCGACGTGCCGCATGTTCAGCTTAAGGACTGGAAGAAGCTTAAAGATACTGACCGTTAAGGCTGTAGCACTGAGGTTCGTACTCCTCAATCAGTCCCGCTCGACACAGCGCTGTCATCACTAGCCTTGCTTTTACGTTTAACCGAACAGCTATGGATAGTGGACCCATCCCTTCCTTGTACATTCGAACAGCCTCCTTCTTTGCTTCCGCTTGGCTTATGCCCATCTTGACCCAGTGCCTTGGTTCCGACTTGCGCTTCATAATCATATACTCCCATCTGGTTCCACATTTAACTCTCCTACTTTAAACAACTCACTATATGCAAGGTTGAAGGTTTCACACCTAGCCCTAAAAGTATTGGTGCCATCACTGTCTCCGGGCTTTAAGAACTTGGCTTCTTTAAAAAACAGATCAGTAGGTATATAGCCCATAAGAAAAACTTTAGACAGGTCTCTCTTTACGGATGCGAAGATATAGTAATCGCAATCTTGACGACGTGTTATGTTAGGTATTGATGCGGCGTAATCTATTCGAGGCTTATTGTTTCTTACCTTGCTTTTAACGTCTATGGTTGCGCCCCTTAGCGAGATGTCCCAGTCATAAGTATTGTTATGCTTTGCTGCCCCAAGATAATGACAGGCTGCGTATTCTCCCAGTATTCCGGCAACGGTTCCGTCGCCACGCCTTATGCTATTCTTTAGCGTATCTTTAAACCGAGCAGCTTCTGCTTGCGCATTCTTTATCCACTCCGGTCGGACTTCAACTGTAATGACATCTGCTGGTTGTTCTGTTTTTTTTTAAGAGGTGCTCCACCTTTTGACATCCCTACCCATAGATTTAGTTCAGGGCTTTGAATAACCATGGCGGCATCGGTTGTGGGAATGTCTCTTGGTTCGGTTTTTTGAATGCCTAGCAAGGTGCTGTTAGGAAAAACTTTTTTAACACCAAATAAAAACTTGGTCATCATGTCCCAGTCTGCCTCTGATGATTTAATAATACTTACTTCACGCACTGTTAACTTCATTGTATATCCTCATAAGATCTCCAAACAGATCAATGTCTAGCGTGACGTAGGTAGGTCCGTGGTCCCACTTTGTTATAGCGACAGGCCGAAGTAAGCCGCAAGCTTTCTTCGCCTGTTCCATTGCTGCCTTTATGTTTGGTCGCTTGCCTACTTTGCATTCAACCCATAGGTCACCAACATTCATGACATCGGGACACTCGGCACCGTCGCGATACTGTATTCCACGACGAGCTTTCTTGAAGCCCAGTCGTTGAAAATGTTTAGCCATCTCTCTCTCAAAGTTATGGCCTTTTGTTCGCGATCTTTTGCCAGTCAAACCGAATCCACCCTTCCGTACTGATCTTCGTTTTCATAATCAATACGCTCTTGCAGGTCTTCGTTTCTAATAACCATCATCTTCATGCGGTTCAAGATTACGTTTGCCTCAGAGAAGGTAAACTTAATAACCCTTGCATGCGAGTCTGGAAGCTCTGTTGCTTCTGCTTTCTCAAACTCCCGTATGCGTTCTTCTATTAACTGTATTAACTGATGTTGCATTATTGCTCCCCTTCCGGACCATCTGAATGATGAACCGATCTGTCTTCACAGATTGTATTAAAAAAAATATCATTAATCAAATCTCTGTCTATTTTTTCTTCAAAGTGTCGATGCGCGTCAGGCCATAAGCGCAGCGGTATGCTTTTTTTCTTCATGCGACCGCCGCTAACTTCAGCCAAACTTTCTTCAAGTTCTTCACAAGCTAGTGCTATCAAGTACGCGGCAATGCCAAACTCTTTAATGACTGCAGCCTTGCTTCGCAACCCGTCTACCTCCTCAGTGTAGGCGAGCAGCGTGAGCATGGCTTCCTCGAAGACGTGGCTACGCATTAGCTGCGGCGATGTCTTGTTTTTCTTCTTGGACTTCTTTCCAGAACTCAATGCAACCCTCAAGTATCTCCTCATGCGCAAAGCAGTCAGCCTCTATCAGAATAGTTTCCCTGTCTGCAGTGGTGAGGTGGTGTACGGACAAATCCCATCTGGTGAGACCCGTCAACATCATGTAGTACTGGCATTGTAGCCAATAGTTTTCAGGCATCTTTTTTTCAAGACCGTCCCATTTTCGTTTTCCAAAGTAGTGAGTAACCTTTGCTTCCCATCCCCATTTTATTCCGCTAACCACAAGGCCATCACTGTGAGGTGACACTTTATACCTAGAGTTTAGCCTTACTAAACCATCAGGAGACCCCACCAAAAAGTCATAGTCAGGGTGAACAAATGTGTGGCCCGGAAGTAAATCGTTCTCAACCTCAGCAACAGGGTCCATAACGTGTTCACCTGTTTTCTCTTCGTACCACTTTCTAACGGAGTCCTCATACATAAGACCCGACTCTGTAAACTTGTTACCCTCAAAGTTATCTGCAAGCCTACCGCTCTTCTCGCCTAAAAGTTGATCACGAGTCTTGTACTCACTGACGCCAAGTATGGCGGCAATGTCGGTGCCGCCAATACGCTGGGTTCTGTCTTTTGGTTTCACGAACAATATCATCTATTCTCCTATACACATTCGGCAAACCCAAGAAGAAACCCGACCACAGCTGCCGTCCACTTTAAAGCGGTAATCCCTCCCTCGATTCGCAACATTAAAAACTGCTGCTCCTTTTGCTTCTTTAGAACTTCTTGAAGCTGGTCTTCAATAAACTCCATTCTTATCTCAATATCTTTCAACGTCATACCTTTGCTCCAACGCTCCAACTTGCTGTCTCAGCACGACCATCAAAGCCGTCCTTGATCGAAAGCGATACGCTGAATGGCTTCTGCTCTCTGCCAGCCTTAACTCTGACAAAGACATTGTTCATGATGGTATCTTCTTTTCCATACCCAGAATCTGTAGCTATATCCATTACACTACTCATAGCTATTAAGCCATCCACTGCACCAAATATCGCACCACTTCCACGAAGCGCCATTCCCGGATTCGCCTTGTCGCTTGCGCTCGGCTTTCTGGTGTGATGAATCACAAGCACTGCAGCCCCAGTGACATCCCGTATATGTCTAAGGTTTTCCATTACTTGTATGATGTCAGCCGAATCATTCTCATCTCCGTAGTGTAAGTTTCTGAATGGATCAAAAACAATCAGGTCCAGCTTCGGTATGCCTGACTTTATTGCATCTGCCAACTGAAGGGCCTCAGAGTTTTTCATCATATCAAGACCGCCCCCAAACCTAAAAAACAAATCCAAGTCCGATGGATCTCGAACCCCTTTCGACTTAGCCAATGAGCACACCCTTGAATAGATATTATGAGGGCCATCCTCCAGAAAACAAAACAACACGCTGCCGCGCTCCCCTGTTCCTGTCATCAGGGGGTCGCCAAAAAGCGCACCCCCCGTGGCGACTGCCAAGCCAAGCTCTATAGCAAGCCAAGACTTTGCAGTCTTAGGTGCGCCAGCCAGCATCACCAAGTTCTTAGACTCCATAACGCCTTCGACCAGCCACCTTATGGGCGGAGGTCTTTCCTTAAAGAAGTCCTTTGAGGTCTTAACGCCTAAGCTTTTAAACAACTTTTTATTCTCACGATCTACCTTATCAAGGTAATCCCCTAGGTTTTTACGCTCCCTCTCCTCTTTTGCGTAATGCTCTGCATCCAGCTCATCCAACGCCAGAAACAGTGCCTCATCTCCCGTAATAGGCTTTTCATTCTGCATCGTACTCATAACCTTCCCTCTTTAATTTCTTTCCAACTTTTTCCCTAGCTTTTTGAAGTCTATGGTTCACAGCTTGACGTGTGATGTTTAACTCTTCAGCTATCCTGATCTCCCTCATGTCTCTGCCATAGTACAGACGCCACACGATCCAGTATATGGGCGGCAAAGTCTCCGCTATCTCCCACGCTCTTGAATATGTTACGCGATTGTTAACAGAGTCTGGTTGGCTCTCAGCAGCATACTCCCCTGCAATATCTCCATCCCACGTTAACCGCTCCCGCTCTTCTCTATAGTTTCTTTTGCGCCTCCTAGTCGCAGCGTCACTGCGTATGATAAACCATGCAGTTCTCCAGAAAGGATAGTTGTCTCCGTTCTGATCTTTCTTTTTACCATACGAACGAAGGGCCTTGAGTATAGACTCAAGACCCTCCTGATAAAGATCTTCCACGTCAGCGTCAGGATAGTTACCCTTAAACCGACGAGCAAAGCTTTTTGCAATATGCTTATAACGCTCTATTATCTTTGCTTGCGCCACCGGGTCGCCATCGCGGCCCCGGTAGAGCAAACTTGGATCCTCGTCCGGCCACTCCTTAGAATGGCGAGGCTGATGATCCCCCGTGAGGGTTTTTGAGAACTTGGACACTAGCGCTTCCTTCCCCTGACTTCTTTGAGAGAGGAAACTCCCAGTCATTAACAACTATAATAGGCTTTCGCTGCTTTTGGCCATCTTTACCTTCCCACTGCTCCACTTGTAGGCTACCAGTGATGACAATGCCATCACCCTTGGTAAAATGCTCCGCCACCGCGACCCCTCTTTTACCCCAGATCTTTACCGCTACAAAGTCCGAAGCCTGATTTTTTTCTGCTCTCTTATCATAACGATTAGAGACCACAACAAACTCAGTCACTTGCAGGTCTTGAGAAATCATTTTGATTTCAGGTTCAGTTACAATTCTTACGCTACCAGTTGTGTTCAGCATTACTCACCCTCCTTTTGGATGTTGCCTTGTGCCTTCATGGCTAAGGCATTAGCTTTCTCTTTCCATTCTTGTGGAAGCTTTTTGATCTCATCCTTATACTTTGAGACCACCTTCTTCCACGTTGCCTTTGTCGTTACAGGTCCAAAGTCATGCTCCAACATCTGCAAAACCTTAGAGCTGTCTTCTTCGTTGTACTTAGACGCATGCGTGTCTTCTTTGCCAGTGTGCAAATCATTGTGCTTGTCATATAATGAGTTGCCGAACTGATTACCCAGTGACCTAAAAGATCTCTTCATGCTGTCCGTTACGGCATCCTTGATGGCAAGCTCTAAGCCCTGCTTCGTGCTCGCATCTCCCACGCCTACGTCTTGTCGGACTATCTCCCCGTCTACAAAATCTATTTTGATAGACATTTGACAAACGGCAACAAACCCCTTCTCTGTTTTTTCCCATGTTAGACTTTTGATCTCACTGCTCCAGCCATCGTATCCAAAGATACGGTTAGCTTGTTCCAGAACAAACCATCCCTCAACATAAGAAACCATCATACTGCCCTGCTTCCGCTTGGATATAGCTGATGGATCCAGCCCCTCACCTAGCAAGACCTCTGTTTTTTCTAGCATTACGCCCTCCTCTAGCCTATGTTAAAAGGGTCGTACCAACTGTTGGTACTCCCTCCGACACCCGTCTGGGTACTCCCCTCCCATTCGGGTGTCATTTTTTCTACCTCATCAGCACTCAGAAAAACCACGTACTGTATTCTATCGGCAACGGTTAACCGTCCCGAATGAATATATCTCTGCACTGTTCTTCTGTGTACCGATAATATCTCAGCAGCCTTATCGATTGTGATAAGACCACCACTCTCAAGAACCTCTATTGCATTTGTCATACTACCACCAGCAGTAGACGTCTTCGCTGTTTACGAAGCTAAACCTACCATCAGCAACTGCATCTAAACAGTTGCCCACAACCATAACCTTCGTGCCGAGCTTGGGTCTCTTTGTTTCAGGCTCTTCGCCAAAGCAACCCTCCCCCATTGTCACAATCTCATGACACAACGCCATGCTGTAGTTACTGTTTTCCTTTAGCACGATGCTTAGGTCCGTTAAGTCGTCTTGCATCAAAGCCTTAACGATAACGAAGCCATTCTTTATGTTCATCTTACTGAAGTCTTTTTCTTCTAAACTTCTGTAAGGGTTTATATTTGCTGTCATATTTTCTCCTCCTTAGTGGGCTTCACCGTAGCACGACACACCTATTTGTCATACTACTTTGTTAAAATAAAGTGAGCATGCGGGTCTGCTTCTAAGCCTCCTACCCCTTATGGGTAGTGCGAATGGCTCCACCGATTGACCGCTTCGACAAGCTCGTGCCGACCTCTCCGAGGTTAGGCGTCTAGTTATGTGGGCATCAGTCCACTTTATCACGGGATATTGCAGCGCCCGCTACCCGATGATCAATCGGGGTGCAGTTTAAAACATAACGCGATGCGTCGTTACATTCTTGGTTGTATGATTTATATCTCTCTCTCTTTTGAGAGAGAGAGAGATATAAATATAAACATACTTCTTTTTGATCTTGTTCCACTTCTCAACTCGAATACCTACCCCACCCATTCTTCTATCTCCTCCTTAGCTTCTGGGCTGTTAACATACATGGTCCCATCCGTATCCAGCCGAACCCACTCGGCTGACTTGATGGCCACCAACGGCCTCGCCGTCGCTGCGCTCTCTACATAGAAAGACCCTAGCTTGTACGGATTGTACTTGGCCTTGAACCAATGATAACCCACCAACATCTGGTCTGTCTTTGGTTTCAATGGAGTCCATTGGATGGGGGGTTGGTACATCTTAACCTTGCTGCCCCTCCCATCGCTGCCAAACCTCCCTCTTCCCGTAGGGACAAAGCTAACAAGCTCGCCCACCACAAAGGCGTGGACGTTCTTCTTCTTCGTTCTAAGCACCCGCTTCCTGCCAGCTGGCTGCACTCGAAAGACTGGCTCCCTTATCAGGACCTCATTAGCATGTGCCACCACCCTGCCATTAAGCTGGATGCTGTAGCACTTCTTGTGTAGGTTCCGGTACACTTTTACTTTTAGATTGTTAAACATTGTTACCCTCCCTTGGTTTTTTCATGGCGACTCCCCTTGTCCATAATGAGCTGCCTCCTTGGGCAGGAACTCCTCTGGCGCATGCTCGTAATAGATATCGGTCGCTCGTTCTCCCAACCCATAGACATTGGTAAGTATCTTCACCAGCTGGTTGATGTCTTTACGTTGCTCGCTTCCTTTTTTCCATTCGCTATGGTCATCGCTCATCGAGTACCACCAGTCATGAGCCTTGCACTTTTCCTTAAGCAAGTTCATGATCTTTCGAGCATCGTCTAAGTTTGTCCCATCCTCTAAGTTTACTTGATATATTTTAGTCACTGTCTACCCTCCTATTTGTATTAGTCTGTCTTTCATCGTGATCATGCTACCCGATCTGGCTGCGTGATCTTCAAACGCTACGACGTAGCCCCTATTCTTGCGAGCACATAGCGGTCCCCGCTTTCCTCCGCATGGCTTAGCCCCTAAGCAACTCGTACCCTCGATGGTCTGAGCCGGGCACCCTACGAACCTCACCCCATTATCTACCCATGCCTTCTTCTTCAGTTTCGGCACGATGGTCACCACGTCTAGTCCCTTGCCTACATACTCAAAGACTTCGCTCCTTGTATCGCATGAGACATTCATGGTGATGTTCTTCAGCTTGTAAGCCTTTTCGGCATCAGCTCCACGCCTATGGGTGTACCCAAAGACGTGATCATGTTTCTTACATGCCTTGTCTATGGCTTTCATGGCTGACCAGTCAACGCTTCCCTCGTCTTTGGTCCATTCCTCTCCGTCCTTCATCCACTTACTAGGATGCAGACCGCAGCTGTGTGGACATGAAGACTGGTCTGTCTTTATGCTGGCCACCGGACCACGTAGGGACCGACGTGCTTTCTTTTTGCCGACCAGCTTGCCGTTATTGGTATCAGGTTGCAAGATGAACTTGCTACCTACCGTGGGCATGTCTCCGACCTCAAAGAACCTGATTGACCTAGATGTCATCTCCTTGAGATCTGAGACTAAGGACTCCCATCCATGCCCCTTCCTATAGACATCGTTCCAGTGCCATCCGACGGGACCGTTGTACCCGTAACATGGCGAGCGATGTCGCTGTTTTTTTCCCTCCATACTGCCTCCTTGTCATTGGTCGTCGTAGTAGTTTTCGTCTAGTTCGGCGGGGTCTCCTTGACCTCCGCCGCTTCCGTCTTCCCTCTCCATTCCGCAGTTGTCCCGATACGTGGAACAACAGCTTATGCATAATCGTCCTGCATAAATCCCGAATGACCATCTCGGTTCAACCTCATCAGCGTCCCCTTCATGGCCACAGCGTGTACAATATGTCATACTTCCTCCTTCTTAATGATTAGCACGTAGCCCCCGTCCCCATCGTTTGCATCCTTTCGATACTTGTAGACTCGACGCATGTTAGGGTGCTCCGCTGCGCATAGATAACTGTCGGTCACAAAAGACCACCGAGTAAAAACTCCCGGTTCACTTGGACCACCACGGCCCACGAAACATAGATACTTCATGTTATTCTCCTTGCTTGGGTTATTCGCTGCCCCCCTAGGGGAGCAGCTGATAACACAACCTCAGTTCCATACTCGTCGAAGCTTGGTGCGCTTCCTTGTTTTCGTATCAACGGACCATACGGTTCCTCGATACAAGTTAATCCCCATCGCGTGGATGATGGATGGCGTCACGATCTTGAAACGCTTGCCGTTCATAAGCGTCCCGGTTACATGATATTCAAATGCGCTCATATTTCACCTCCTTCGTTTTCAATAGCCATCTCCATGATAGCTTCCCTCTCTCTTTCCATTGTCATGGCTGCACTCCTAAGAGTGGCAGACATGGCCACAAGATCACTCACTCCGTCCCTTATGCCAACTTCGTGATGCATCTCACTTTCCAATGACGTAATTTCTTTCGCCATCTTGCGCATGATAAGTCTCGCACGTGCGATCTTTTCTTGACGGTCCTCAAGTGTGCCGTATTTGTGTCGTCCCATTGTCTTGCTCCTTTGTTTTAGTTACTCGATACCATCGGGTGAGATGGTACCTGATAACTAAGACCGGACGCGAAGCTTGGTCTTCGGTTGTGCCGCTTGTAACCTTTGCACAATTGCACTGTTAGGGTTTGGCTGCTTAGGTGAACTATAGGGAATGATCCCGGCCGAGTGTTCAGCGTGCACACGTTTCAAGCTATCCTTGATACCGTGCTGCATTAAATTATAGTCTACCTTTTTGGGTGTACCTCTAACGATCCGACGCTTTTTAGGCTTCGGTTGTTTTTTGGTGGCCACCTTTTTGCGTGCCTCAAGTTCAGCTCGACCCTCAGCCTGCAAAGCAAACATGCGGTCAGCGTCAACATCAACGCGCGACGGTTTAAAATTTCTTTGTTCATTACTCATCATAAAACCTCCAAAGTTTGAGAATGTTAAGAACGTGCAGCGTACCATGCGAGGTGTTAGGGCTGCTATGTAATGCCGCATTATTGCGTCACTGCCCTAAACAATGCATTTGCAATGCCACGGTGCCAACAATGGACCAAAGTAGGGTTAAGTGGTTGATTTCATTATGGATTAGCGGTTGGCACGTCTTGCAAGGTCAATCTCAAAAGTGACGTTATTTGTCACTCTATTGCGACCACTAAAAGGATTAAATGCTATATATGTATGAAAAGCTTCCAAGTAGCTGAAATCAAAGAAGATGTCACAATATGTTACAGGCACTTATGCAGAGTGACATTATTTGTCACCCTATTATGACTGAACACATGATCAGTGACTACCCCCTTTTTACTTTAATGTAATTGGCTGATCAAAGTACTGGACAAGTGAGCAGGGATGAGTCCCCCCCTCTCCCACCCACCCCATATTTAGTGGTAGGTGTTTGTATTACATACCAAATATAGTAGTACAGCTGAGTGATGCTGAATAAATGTATAGGTCATGACTCAGAAGAGCTTGCCTAAAGTCCACGATCCACTTATTAGTATAACTCTACATTAGCAAAATCCACCCCCGGAAAAATTTTGGAGTTTTGATGCCCCCAAACAAGAACACTCTTAGAAGTCATATTAATCACATCATCAAGTCAACAAACTACGATGCTTTGTTGCCAGTTTATCGCGACAATCCTCCAGCTATAATCGAGCATGGTATTGCAACGGACTTGGAGTTGGCGAAGCATGGAAAGTGCATAGCTAAGAATAAGAACCAAGACCTATGTAAGGGCTTAAGAGTTCAGGGCAGCTATTTTTGTTACTTCCATGATCCAGAAATTGCCGACATTAGGGATATTTATCATAAGCAAAAAACGAACGAGGGGAAGGACGCTGCTAGAGCTGCGGCCATTCTCCCGGCAAGTCTTACTGCTCCAGCTATAGAAACTATGGATGATGTTAGAACCTTCTGCATCGAGACAGCTCACCAGATAAGAATAGGCGAACTGGATGCTAAGGCTGGATCTGTTGTTGCTTCATTTGTCAATCACATCATTAAGACCTTACCTGAAGAGGAGATCATGCAGGACACTGTAGCCGATAGGCTGAGAGATATATTAATAAGTGATGACTGAAAAAGACTCCACGCTCCTTGGGGAGCTGAAGTCTCAGTGAGACAATAAGGAACGAGAAGAGATTTGGCTAGTGAAAAAATATTCCCATCCTACAAAAAACTAATAAAGCTTGCCGCACTGTGTCATGTTGTAGACCAAAGGTCTGGCAAGGCAGTGCCGTTTGATTTGCTGGAGGAGCAAGCCGAAGTATTAAAGACCATGTGCGAAAACAGAATGTGCATCTTCCTGAAGGGGCGTCAGATTGGCTGTTCAACTGTTATATGTTTCCTAGATGCAATCTATGCGATTTGTAATCCGGCGACTAAGGTAGCCGTAGTGGCTGATACCGAGCAGAAAGTACACGGCCTACTGGACCGTGTACGGGACTTCATTAAGCATTTGGGGATACATATGGAGATTTCCAACAGAGCAAAGATTAGGCTTTCTAATGGTTCCGAGATTCATGCCTTAACAGCCAATGCGTCTAAGGGGCAAGAGCAGTCCAAGGCAGGGCGCTCCATGTCCTATCAGATGCTCCACTTATCAGAGATAGCCTTCTGGCCCGATCAAGATGCGTTTGGCGCTCTAACGGCCTCTGCGGGGATGTCAGCACCCATCATCATTGAATCTACCAGCTCTGGTCCCGGAGATCTCTTTTGGCACTTATGGATGGGAACCAATAACTTTAAGAAGATATTCTTTTCCGTGGAGTCCCATAAGGCCTACCGGGCTGACCCTAAGCTTTTAACCGCCGATCAAATCGAGAAAGGTAAAGACTTGGGCTTTACGACCGAAGGCGGCATGGCTTGGTTCTTTAGAACCTTAGAAGATAGATTTTCAAATGATCTAATAAAGTGCCTGAGAGAGTATCCGCAAATACCTGAACACGCCTTCCAGTCGGCTGCTGGCCGATGGATAGGTCTAACATCCCCAGTTTTAAAGCATATTTTAGTAGATGGTAACATAAAGGTTTTTCAGGAGCGTCAGCATGGTCACTTCTATTCTGTAGGAGTAGATACGTCCGGAGGCATTGGAAAAGACAATAATGCCATAGCTGTAATAAATAAGATAACTGGTGGACTTGTATGTACGTATTATGATAACGAGAGTACCATTGACGAACTAGCAGAAAAGGTGCGTAAGGTATATGAGTTATATGCGCCAGATCACGTTTGTGTTGAAACAAATGGGATAGGTCAAGCAACCTCTCAGTCGTGTAGAGACAAAGGTGTTCCGGTGCGAGAGTTTAAAACTACGGACGCATCCAGATATACAGGACTCCTGTTGGTAAAACTGGCCGTAGAAAGAGAGGGTCTTGCGGGACCGGAGGAGTTGGCTTTGGAGTGCGATGATCTCCATATTGATAAACATGAACGGTTCGCCGGAAAAAAAGACCTTTGTATGGCTTTAGGGTTTGCGCTTGAGGATGCAAAACGCAACCCTGTTATTATTAAAAAAGAAAAAGACGAAAACGTGTTCGACATGACCAAGCACTTAAAACCAAGCGGAAACTGGAGGCGATTTTAATGCCCGAGCAAATAAGATCAGCACAAGCACTGAGCGGCAAAAGCATTACTGCAGCCATGGCAGATGACCCAAGCCTTTTGAAAGGGTTAACTGACGAAGAAATCGAAATGCTTATAGGCATGGTTGAGATGGAAGTAGTTGAAGACAGTAAAAACGTAGGGGATTATGCTGCACAAGGACTAGATATGTATGGCGACCTTGTAAATGCAACATCTGGTGCTGGAGGAGCGATTGTTGGCGGAATGCTTGGTGCAGCATCTGGACCGCTTGCGCCGATAGGGGTTCCCGCTGCGACAGCGGCTGGTGGACTAGTTGGACAGGGGGCAGGTACAGCGCTTAAAGCCGGAACAAGCGCAATAACAAAAGGCGTCCATGAAGACCGACTAAAAAGAGTCGGCGGTGGAGAACGAAAACGCCATGAAAGACTGGCTCGGCTTAAAGCTGTTCAGCGCCAAAGGCTAACCAACCGAGAAGACCAAAAAGCATTACGAGATCATTACCAGTCAGTAGCTGGAAACCTTTAGGAGAATAAATGAAAATGCACTTACCAAGTGATGTAGAAGCAGATGTAGAAAAGCTAGCAAAATCTGTTGCCAAAAACAAAATGGCTGCAGAGATTAACATTATTAAGCACCCCAAAGCTGACCAGCGCGATGGCGACGAAGGCAAGTATGATCGCCTATCTAACGATATTAGTGAGATGTTAGACTCATGGCACGATAAAGATCATAAATACTACAAAGATCTTGATGGGCTAATGAGGGGAAAAAAGAACATTAAGCATGACGAAGAAGAGTACGATGAAGATCATGGCGAAGAGGACTATTAATGGCTAGCCTACTTGAAGGTGACGGCAAAGACGTAGTTCTTGCTAAGAATGAAAACGGAACAAATCTTACCGCCCGAGAACTGTGTAACCAGTTAGTGGAGATTGGTAAGAAGTCTGCGTCAGACTTTCTGTTGAAAGCTGAGCGCAACGAACTCTTTGTTCGCGGCGAACAGCGGCAAGACATTGATCGAGTTGGCCGAATGATGGGCGACATTCCGTGGAATGATACTGTGCCACTTGTTACGCACAACCTTCTTAGGAACCTTGTCTTAACGTGGTGCTCAAGGCTGCTTGAAGAAAGACCGTCTGCAACAGCATACCCCACAAGCGCAGACATGGGAGACATTGAGGCCGCAAAGGCTGCTCAGCAGCTCATTGAGTATTTTGAGTTTGAAAACAATGTTGACTCAAAGATGTGGGACATTGCGAAAAACGCATGCTCTCACGGAGTAGGTGGAATCAAATGTTACTACGACCCTGAAGCTGATGAGGTAAAATGGGATCTTGTAACAATCTTTGATTACTATATTGATAACGTAGAGAACCCGGATGATGCAAACTGGTGCGTATTTAGAAGATACATAAATCTTCATGACGCAAAACAGTTATTAAAAAAAGTAGGCATTACAGAGGTTGAACCTAAAGCGTATTCCGTTAATGATCTTGAGGAAAGAGAAGGTGTTGAAGTCCATGAGCTTTGGTATCAGCCTGACAACCGCATCGAAAAAGGCGCTTACGTTTTATTTGTTGACGGGAATGTGGTGGAACACATGGACTATCCCTACGTATTTCAACACCTTGAAGATCCGGATAGTGGACAGACAAGATCCTATTTACCGGTATGCCTATTCAAAGTCGGATACATTCGAGGTACCTGTTACGGTGACACATGGATGAACGATGCTGTACCTATTCAGCGTCAAATCAATGAAATCGAATCAGTAATGACAAAGCTAAGACGTGACACCGGTTCAGTTAAGCTGCTGGCTCCGGGATCCGTTGTGGACGCTTGGGATGATTCAAACTCAATGATCAAATGCGACGACCCTCAAAAAGCAGCCATGGTTAAATGGCTTGAACCACCAAAATATAGCTCACTTCTATTTGAAGATAGAGACAGGTTAGAACAGCGACTCTATGACATAGCTGGCCTAAATGAAGTACTGACTGGAGCGGAGGGCGCAAAAAGCGGCACCTCCGCCAAGCAGATTGCTTACATTAGCCAGTTGGACAATATGAAACATGCAGGTACTTTCCGACACATTGAAAAGTTTTTAACCCAGCTATGGGGATTAACATTACATTTAGTAAGGAAGTATTATGTTCTACCAAGAATCGTTCGGATCGTTGGACCCGCTGATGAGATTGCATCTATTTATTTCACTGGTGCCGATATTGACGGTGTTGATATTCGCTTGGAACCCAGATCGGGTATGGAAAGATATTCTGCCACGAAGTCTCAAAATGTTATTGATCGACACGCCCAAGGCTTGGAGGCGGCGGATAATGTACCGGAGCGCTCGACGACTGGTCTTGATCTTACGATGGAAGAAGCAAATCTTAAGGCAACGGTAATCGAACAAGCAAAGCTGGTAATGGAGGGCTATCAGGTGACTCCGTTAACAAATATTAACCCAGTGTATGGTGCTCAAATCTTAACAGGATTCCTAGAAGGTTATGGTCAAGAGCTGGACGAAACTCAAATCCAAGCAGTTATCAACCTTAAAGCAATGTATGACCAACTAGGGGCATCACAAGCACAACAACAACAACAAATGCAACAACAGCAACAGCAACAACCCCCTCAAGGGGAACCTATCCAATAAGGAGATATAAGTAATGGCTCAGATTATATGGAACCCCGGCATGAAAAAGCCGAACGCACCAGACTCTTCTCAGTATGATTTTTTGGGCGCACCCGCCCTATGTTACGAAGGGGTGCTTGCAGCAACAGGAGACTTCACCATTGTTGACGCCAATACCGTTTTAAATGATTTAGCAGCAACGTATCCCACCATGGTAGACGCAAATGGTAGAACAACTTTGATACCGGTAATGGCGAGAATAGAGAGCATGGGTGATCGTGATTGGGGAGTTGCCTCTTTTACGGTTACCCCAGCACTACCAACCACCGCCGTGGCACAGCCCGGAGGTCCGTCAACTTTAACCGTAGACATGAAGCACGTAAGCGGAATGTCAGGCAGTGCTTTGTATGAACTACCCAGCAATAAAATGTCAGAACCGGCGTGGAAGGGGTTTTCTTTTAAGACAGGATCACCCTCTCATCCGTATGCTATCAGCATTTGGGTTGCTAATCAGCGAACTTAAAGGATAAATCAAAATGCCTTTTAAATCTGAAAAACAAAAAAAATGGATGTACGCCAACAAGCCTGACATGGCTGCAGAGTGGAGTGCAAAAGAGAAGCTGCCTAAGAAAAAGAAAAAGAAAAAGAAGTACTCTGATGAGGAAAAAATGAAGGCAGTAGAAAGGATTTCGGAATGACTGATAACGGTTGGTCGGAATATTCAAAGCTTGTTTTATCTGAGCTTGAAAAGCACGGTGAAAAACTTGAAAGAATGTCTGACCAAATGATCAGGCATGGCGAAGAGCTGGCACAACTTAAGGTTAAGGCTGGCATGTGGGGTGCTGTTTCTGGCACCATCGTAGGTATTGGTTCATATATTATGACCAAGCTTAACTAACAAAACAGGAGAACCCATGGAAAATGGTGAAGTCGTAAACGAGGCCCCGGCACCCTCAATCGAAGAACAGATGGTAAGCCATCTGGAAAACAGCGCAAATGAGGAATCGCAATCCTCCGACACCGATGGCGAAACTATCGAGGAACCCGGTTCCGACACCGAACAAGTCGAGGCTCAAGATGAGCAGGAAGAAAACGAGTGGGTGGATGATGCATCAGAAGAGCCTCAAGAAGAGGTTATTCCTAAAGCAGCATTTACTAAAAGAATAAACAGCCTTCAGGCTGCACGGCGAAAGGCTGAGGCCCACGCCGAGCAACTTGATACACAGCAAAAGCAGTACGAGCTTATGTTTTCAGAAATGAAAGATAGACTCAATGACGCAGAAAAGAAACTGTCAGAATACGTTGATAGCGACCCTAGAGATTTTCAAATCAGACAGATGAAGCTTCAACAACAAATGGCAAGCCTTAAGCAACGTCAACAGCAAGAGCAGTATCAGCGAAGGATGGCTGAGCAGCAAGAACAAGTCGTCACAGAGCGTGCCGATGAGATTATTGACACAGCATTAGGTTTAGCAGAAAAATACAATACTTTTAGTTCAGAGGAACTGGTTATTGCTTTTTCTAAATCTGATGACGTATCAATGAATGATCTGGCTAAAAGCATTCACAACTCTCGCGTAAAAACCTATCGAAAACACTTAGCAAAGGGCAGACCAAACGATGCCCCTAAACCAATGGGCACTCAAGGTGCTCGCATAAACACTTCAGGAAATTCCGCCGACGACATGGTGGCATTTCTTGAATCACTATCTGGAGAAAAAAGATAATGGCTATTACATTTAATGAAATCGCTGAACTCGTTGCACGTTTTGGTAACTCAATCGTGACCGAGCAAGCAAATATGGCTGCGCCCTTTGTAGGCAAAGGTCATATTAAGAAAGTAAAACAGGCTGGTACTGTTGGTATTGTTAACGTGAAAACTGGTGGTATCAACTCAACTGGTTTTATTTCTGATGGTGGTTCCTTGCCGTCCGGTTCTAATACTGAACCTGTTCAGCTTGCATACCATCCAAAAGCACTTTTCAGTCGCTTGAGTGTTCCTCGTATTGCAGCTCTTACTTGCATCAGCAAGCAAGACGGTGTGAACTTGGTTCGTGAGCAAATGGAAACTGTTGGCGCTGACTTGGGTCGTACCCTTGGGCGAGCATTGTTTCGCTCTGGTGCTGTTCCACGTCCAGTTGCTCTCGGTAACTACACTGATGCTGGTGCTGGTACTATTGGTGTTCCTCGTGCCATTACCATTGTAGGCAACGTCGGTGCTCCCGGTATCGACATTAGTGGCTTTCGTGTTGGGCACACTTTTACAAGTGCTACCTTGACGTACACCCAAACCAACCCCGTATTGGCAGCAACGCCTTGCGCATTGGTTGTTTCGGCGGTTGACTATGGAACAAGTAATGTAAGTTTTACGCCTCACAATATTCTTCCTAACGGAACTATTGGCGCGGCTATTACTGCTCCCAACACTGGTGCCTTGTCTGCTACCGTATTCTTGAGTGCTGGTTTTGATGACTTGGTTCCACTTGATGGCGGTGCGCTTCAAAACGCAATGACATCATTGTTGGATCTTGCAGATGCAACCTTGGATCCCAACCCCCCAGCACCAGCTGCGCCTGTATCAACTCTTGGTACAACTGGTAACTATGCGGGCATTGCTGCTGCCGGTGATGACTATACTGGTAGCGAGATTGCCGTTGGCGGTGCGTTAACTATTGAAGTTTTGGATCAATTGTCAAAACAAGTTAAACGTCGCTCCGGTAAGCCATGGACACATGTTGCTATGAATAGCTCTATGTTTCATAACTACATGAGTCTTTTGCTTTCAAATCGTAGATTTGTTGGTGCTGGACAGTCTGCTGATGCGGGTACTCCCTCAACTGCAACATATGAAGGCAAGCCTATCTGTGTTGATGAGAATATGCCTGATCAGGAACTCTTGTTATTCACTGACTCCGATACGAAGTTAGCTGAATGGCGTGATTTCAAGCCAGACTTTGATGGCAAGTCAGCTGCAATGGTTTCACCTACTGACTTTATCTATGATACCCAAATCTTTGGTATGTACAATGTACGATGTACCAAACGAAATGGCTTAGGTAAGTTAACAGGCGTTACCGGCGGAACTTGGGCATAAATGATTAAACCATCTCTTAAAACACAAAAGAGATTGGCTTCACGGCTATCCCGACACAACATTCAAGCGAGTGTTGTTGTCGGGGAGCTTTTATTTATGGAGCCAGTTAAAATGAAACTTAGAACCAGATGTGGGTTAACCTTTGTTATCAATACTGAAATCCCGATTTGTCCTTTTCCTAAACTTGGCCACTTCTCTATCCCGCTTGACGGCAGAGTTAGTCGTCTGGCTGTTGCACAGCATTACAATAAAATGTGGGAAGACTCTCAAAAACCTTCAAAAGAAGCTGCACAAAAAGCCCTAGAGGCTGGCGAAGAGTTTGCTGACTTTTTAAACCATATTAGAAAAGTAAGGGTGTCCGTGTAATGCTATTATCCACTGCTAGAAAAATGACAATAACCTTTCTTGACGATCCCGATGGTCAAAGGTGGACGCCGCCTACAGCGGGTACGGCCTTTGACACAACCAATGAAGTAGATCTTGCTATTCAAATGGCAGCTCAAGAATGCGTATCAAACTACTGCACCCTAGGTGGAGATTTTTTTGATGTTGTAATGAATATAGATACTACAGATGGAACCTTTTCTTTTGGGTCTCTTTATGATCCAGCAGTAGTGCCCGACCCAAACATTCAAAGACCAATAGCTCCGCTAATGATTCGAGCTGTAAACTTAAGACAGGGTACTTCTTATTTTAACATTCACGCCATCCGAGAAAAAGATGTTGAAGTGGATATGGATATTATTCAGGGATTAAAAGTCAGAGTTGTTTTTACGCCTGACTTTACAGGACTGGCTGCAGGTGAAAATTTAAGATATTCAAGACCAGTAAGTGATCCATACACCGGACTTCCCGGTCAGCTGGATTGGCCAGTGTTTGATCAATGGGTTTGCGCCGTAGCGGCAAAGCATTTAACTCCAAAAGAAAATCAAGCAAACAATCAGCTTGATGAGCGAATCATGATGCTAAGAGACAGCTGCATGACTGCGCCTGAAAATCCTATTTCTGTTATCTTTCCATCAACTAGAAACAAAACAGTTATACCCGGTGCCCTTTGGTATCGCTGGAGCTATGCAGCTCGCGACACCAGATCGGATCAAAGTTTTGTTCTTAGATTGCACAGAGTGCGTTTCTGGTAATGGGACGTGCAATACCTCAACATAGTTATGACCATACACGAAGATCTCAAAGAGATATTATCGTTTATAATGATCTTGAACTTAGAAATGTTTTAGGGAATGTTAAACGAGGAAGCCGTGTAGTTATTGCATCCAAGATAGCGGTAACCAGAACTGTTGAGATAAAGCTAGTAGACGACAATAGCAATATTGATTCATCTCAAGGAATCATTATATCTGGGTTTGGTACAGGAAGACTGGTACCAAAAGAGGGAACAGTAACACCTTTTGATATGTTTCGCATAAGGGTTTCTGGGGCAACCAAGACATTATCAAAGAGCCCAATAAGTATTCAATATTTAAACTTTTCTGGTTTTGACAAAGTAGTAAACATTGTTCCTGAAGGAACCTCGAAAACACTAAGAAACTTTTCAATGATTGGATGCGTAATCGAAAAATGTAACACAATGCTTGGAACATCGAATACGCCTTTAATATATGCAGACACCACGAGGCTGGCTCAAGCAGAAATAACAAACAATGTCTTAAGTCCTCACCCGACAATAAGTGCTCAGCAGTGCGCTTTAAGTTTGGATATTGTTTACGAGGACACAACCATTGATGGAAATATCGATAGAGATCCCTCTGTTAGTTTTATCTATGCAAACAAGGCAATGACTGGCGGAGTGCAAGAAACATCATTTTCAAACAATGTTATAAACGGTGAAGTTAATATTGCATTTGATCAGTCTGGGTTAAGCAGCAACACGTTTAAAGAAAAAGTCATATTGGATGGATCTCCCGGAGGGGTTACAACCATAAGTCAAAGCGTGATTAATGATAACAGGTTTATCAGGATTCTTTATGATTCTTTAGAGCTTAAGGATTTATCCTATACGTCTATAAATGGAAACGTGATCAAGGGCCTCGTTAACGGGGTGTCCTGTCACATGCTAACAATAGTTGGAAACTATATTAGCGATATAGGATTTTCAAATCTGTTATCAAATACTGAGAACTACATTTTAAGAGAAAACTTTGCGTTTACTAACTACTCACTAGAAAATCAGTACAAGCCATTGTTTGGAGCAGGAAGAATATCGACTGGTGGCGAGGTGCTTGCGCAGCAAATAATCGAAAGTACTACAAGTTATTTTGAATGCGTAGTTACTGCAGATGCAAACCCACCACTACCAGCGACGGAAGCCGACTGGCAGCAGTTAAAGAACGACTTAGGTGCAAACGAAAAAGTTTATGTTGAGTTCTATGTTCCAGAAGGAACTCGCAACCCAACAGTTCCGCCTGAAGGCAAGACCGTTATTATTAGACTTAAGGCTTGGGTAAAAAACGCTGGGCCTAGCAATGAGATGATAACCGTTAGGATAACCAACCAAGACAGCGATACGGCAAACACATTACCCGTCACTGTTCATAAGCCACAAAGTTTTTTGATTGCTGAAAATGTTGGCAACGGGGCTTGGGAGCCAATGGTTTTTGAGTGGATTATTGAGCCCGGACTTTTTTGGGATGTAGGTCAACAAGTTCAAATATGGTTTCAAGTAAACACGGATCAAAACGCATTGGGGCCAGCACTGTCTTTTGTTGCAGGGCACTATCAAGACTATATAGCCCAGACACAGCCAGCAATAGATTATGGTCCAATGATTGCCTCGGCGATAGCAGTTCCGCAAAGCTTGGTAACGGTGTCTGCAAGCGCAGCCCTTAAAAAAGGAAGAGCGCCTGTACAAAAGATGAGACCGTTTAAGGAGAAAAGGTAATGACAGACAATACCTCGGCAGCAATAAACACATCACAATGGAACAAAAGAAACATGTGGGTCAATCAATCGGAAGAGCTTACAACTCGGCCCGGTCAAGACCAGCTGTGTTCGTTTACTGCCTTTCCCGCCACAACCAAGCAAGACCCAAAAGGAAGCTTTACAGCAAAGTCTCAATTTGCAGACAGTGTTCAGCATTACGTTCTGATGGGCGTAAGGGCTTCTTTTTCAGACACGCTAGAAATGCTTGTTATGGAAGAAAATTTATCAAACACTAAAAGAAAGCAAGTGTTGCCTTTGGGTGCCAACAGGCCCATCAGGGCAATGACTGGTGCGGTGGTAAATGGTCAAGTTATTATTTCAGGTCCAGACATTCCAACTCTATGGGGCTACACTGGCAGCGGCATAGTGATTGCAAAGTCTGAAAGATCAGTAAATCCATCACTCCAAACACTTAGTATGCCAAGAGGCATTTGTGTTTCATGGGTAGATAGATGTGTTATTGCTCAAGGCGAAGCATTGTTTATATCTGATCCGATGGCACCACGAACCTATACGGCGGATGGCTTTTTGGCATTGCCGGGCGTTGTGTATGGCTTGCATGTTACAGATGTGGGCGACTTAGTGGCCGTAACAAGCGAAGGCGTCTACTCTCTAAACTCTCAATCAGTTGCACAAGGCGCTGGAATCGTAGGGTCGGTAAATAAGCTTTCAAACTATAAAGCAAATGATTACAACCAAAGCGCAATGACTCCTTTTGGGATTTACGGTTTGACTAAACGTGGATACAAAAGAATAGACATAGATACGTCAGACGAAATACCTTTATCCGACAAAAGATTTGTTAGATCTCTTTCAGACATGATCTCGTTCCCCGATTACAGGTCTGGAAAAGTCTGGCAAACAGATACAGGCATGGCTATCGCGATTGGGTCTATAGATAAAAATGCAAACGACACCTTTGAGGGCGGCGTTTGCATGGTAGACCTTTACCAAGGATTAAGAAGCTGGTGGACACCAAGTAAGATGAAAAAACTCAACGGGGTTTTGACAAGCAGAGAAGGTGAAACGCTGTTTTTATTTACGGCCAATAATGAAATCGCTCCGGGAACCAACCATAATATGGGAGCAGTAATGCAGTTCCATTTGGACAGAGATACCGTTGTGGGCAATCAAATCCCAGCGGGGCAAGAGTATAAGATAGATATTTCTTATAGCGGATCTATAGCAGGATTAGTTCCATATAATCCAGAGTTTCAACCAGTCGTAAGAGCTATTTTTATGAAAGCAGACAATGGCGGCAAGGTTGTAAAGGTAGCTGTAAGAGGCGAATACGAAAAAAAGAATGGCACTCTTCAGCAAATAACAACCGAGGCAAATGGCGTTGTAATAAATGGCGTAACAGTGTGGGGTCCAATAAATAATACAGACAAACTTAAAACCGTAGAGCTGGAGGGGAATAGGTTTCAGTTCGCTAAGCGAACAGATGATATTTCTATAGAGGTTCAGGCTGCGGGGGGAAGAGTTAGGATTGGCGGAGTGTCTTTTGCTTCAAGAGGCTACGGCCAAAGGAGACCAGTGTAATGGCTATTTCTGACGGCAGTGTTATAAATCAAAACGACATAAATGTTCAATTTAGTGATGCTACAGTTGGACCCATAACGGGTCTTACGGTGGGTATTGATGCTATGAAAAGCATGAATAATGCTTACACCGTTTTGGGTAGGTTTAGGGTTTGGCAGGAAAATCCGTCTGCATCAAACGTAATAACTAAGAGGTTTTTTACAAGCCCGGATGATTATGATATATACGCTGTAGGTGTAAGTGTTAGATTTGCATCCCCTTTAACCGTTGGCGCATCTTTTGGGTGTACTGTTAAGATACAAGGGGCAATCACTGATTTAGAAACAGACTTGCCGCTTCCTGATCACCTTTTTTTGATGGAGCCCATATCGAACAGAGAAGGTCAGTCTGATCTTTTAACTTTTGGGGCCACAGCTCCGCTAAGCAACGCTTTAAGATATGTTACTTATGATGTAGATAGCAATAGACCCGCTAACACCATATTAAAAGGGTCGAAGTATGAAGTGATAACAACCATGGCCACACCTACTGATGGAAAAGTTATGGTTGAGACATTTATTCTTGTGAAGAATGCTTTAAGGAGAAACTAGGTGAAAACAGGTAGATTTCCGTGGTTCGCCAGACCGGGCCAAACACTTGACCCTAAGTCTCTAAACGAGAACTTCCGAAAAGGGGTGGACTATATTCGTGATGCCTTAAAGATGAGGTACACCTATAGCCTTATCACTTTTGATTTAACAGACTTAGACCTAAGCTCAAATGCGTACAAGCACAGATTCATATTCGATCCCAGTGACCCCATGGAGATAGTAGGCGGAGAGCTGATTGCATCCGGATACACTGACGGAGAAAGCATATACGCAAGATGGGTTGGACCGGATGAGGTTGCAACAGTTCAGATAACAAGCGATGCAAACCCTCCAGTATCAACAAACGTAGTTCTTCCAAATGGAGGCCCAACAAAAAGCTGGAGATGGCTTGAGGCAAAAGGAAATCAAAACTTTGATCTTGCTGAAGACATAAATCAAAGAGCGCTAAGAGTTGGAGACCCAACCCCAATAGGTGCAAACATTATTTCAATAGAAGGTGACTCAGCGCTGTCATCAAGCGGAAAGAGCGCAACCTTAAATGTATGGATTAGGCAAAGCAGAGGAACGAATCCAGAGTTTGAGCTGCCGGAGCTGTTTAATGGAACAGACCCGGCAGACGCTGATAAGTTTAACGCTGTAGCTGCGTTATTAGAAATATACAGAAACAGCGCTGTAACGGATTTAAACACTATAAGATGTGAGGTTATCATGGCTTCCGGTGGAATGGGTGCAACAGGAGCTGGTCCTGCAAACAACCCTCTGCAAGCTAAAATGAATTCAACAATACCGTCGCCTACAACATCTGATGGTGATTGGAAACTAAAGCGAGTGGATACTGGCTTTGCGGCATCCGGAGCCTCTCTGGCTCCCGGTGCCACACCAAGAAGATTTGTAACTCAGATCATTAAAGGCGGTGTACCAGTTCTTACGCAAGAAACTGCGTTAGGAAATCCGGGTGCTCCAGCTACTTATAGTGAGATATACAGACGGGGTGATACGATAGCTCCAACTATAGATCTTACAGACCCAGCAGCGGCGTCAGTAACTCTTCCGGTTGAAGACAATACACTTCTAAATACGGAGCTAGACGCAGTAGCTGCTGGCCATGAAATAGAAACAATATACTACTACATGTGGTACAGCTTAGAGTAAAGGACAACAACATGGTTTACCAACCTTACGCCGCAGAATACACAAAAAAGAGAAATATCTCTCAAACCCGGCCAAGCATTAAAGACGATGATGATATTACAGCAAAATCTAAAGACCTAGCTGTATCAAAATCTTTAAACAATAAAGAGCAGACTCCATCGGTAATGCCTACGGGGAATCAAAAGGCACCAGCCGTGGCGGCAAGGGAGACCATAGTTAACAGTGCGGAGCAGCAAGCCCAGAAGCAGGGCACGGCACCAAACATTGGAAACATTAAAGCTGCGCCAAGTTTTGATATGAGTATGGCTAGAAAAGCTGGTTCGCCAAGCACAAATACAATACCCGCAGCAGAGCCGGAAAACAATATAGACACAGAAGGTTATCGAGATTTTGATGCAACACCGATAGACTTTAATAAGTTTAACGAGTTTCTTGGGGGTCAAGGAAACGGTCAAGGCGACGGTCAAGGTGGAGATGATGGTGGGTCAGGCTTGCCAGAAGGCTTTGGGGATGCGTTAAAACAAAAGCTTATGGAGATACTTGAAATGGACGCATCGGAAAGAGCTAGAAATGAAGCGGGACGAGCGCTGCTGGCAGCTCGTTCGCAAGCGGGTCGTGGTCAAATGGGAATGTCTGGAGCAATGTTAGGCTTACAGTCCGACGTTATGGGTGAAGCAGCATTAAGAGCTGAAGACTATCTCATGGACCAGCAAATCGACGCAGCCAGAACTGGTGTCAGGCTAGAGGCCATGGATAGAGCCGAACAACTTGGTTTGATTGACTGGGTAAGAAGCGCAACGCAGCAAGGCAGTAGTCCAGAAGAGATAATGGAAATGCTTGCAACCCTCGGGGTGTCCGGTGAAGACGCTGAAGCACTGTTAAGCGGAGCTGGCGGGGGAGAAGAAGAGCTTATCTTTGATAACAATACTGTACCTTCCAACTACCAAAGCTTTTTATCGGGTGCAGTAGGATTTAATCCGGATGGAGCTGTGTATTACGAAGGACATATAGGCTTTGATGCGGGTCTCATTGTGCCGCTTGATGCAAACCTGCCAGCCGGAGTGGGCACTAGAAAGTGGGGGGTTCGAGAGATTGATGGGGTCTTTTACCATAAGTACACAATGGAAGACTCAGAAGGAAACGAATATGTCTTCTACACTCCAACCGAAGAAAACCCATAGGATTTAATAATGACAAACGATCAAATAATGGCATTCGTTGCCGTAAAGCCAGACGGAACAGTTGACCCAGTAACTAGCGCGAGAAACGCAATAAAGGCTGGAGCCAGTCGCGAGGAAGCGGTTATGGTTTTTAAGGCTGCAAACATTGTGGGAAACCCAGAAGGAATGACGGGGGTTTCTGCGGAGCCACCGTTGCCATGGAGAGCGGCTTGGGAAAAGATTAAAGCAGAGCCATCACAAAAATACATTCAATCCCCTGCATCAGAGAAAGATCTATCTGTCGAAACAGACATTATAGATTTTGACAACATCAAGATGACTCCATTATATAGTCCTGAATGGTATGCGGCAGAGCAGCCTAGAGATATGCCAAAAGATTATATTCATAATGTTCCGCAGCGGCAGCCGGGAACTAAGTATTCTGCTGAATGGTATAATGCTGAGCAGCCTAGAGATATGCCTTCCGACTACGTTCACAATGTTCCCTATCCAGAGCAAACAGGTTTTACTCGGGAAAGCTCTATAGCTCCAATAAGGGCAACGGAGGTTATGGGTCAAACACCAACATATGCCATGACCCCCGAAATGGGAGAGCGAATAGACTTTAAAGAAGGAGAGCAGGTAACCATACCAAACCCCTACTCTATGCAGGGGTCTTCTATGGAATCTCGCTTTGCGCCCGGTCAACCATCTGAAGTGGGCGGAGTGCCCCCGGTTTACGGGCAGACTGGTGCATCTTTAATGGAGACAGGCGAGCGGGTAGATTTTACTAATGAGCCCGCACAAGTCCACGTTGTAGGCCCTCGTGGACGGGGTTTTTCGAGGGCAGAGCCAACGTTTATTTCCCCTTCTCCGGAATTTTATCAGCAACAATCAAAAATGCCGCCGCCTGACATGTCCGGTCAAACGCCCGTGGCTTACGGTCAAAGCATGGCAGTTCCTCCTCCGGATCTATCAGGTCAAACACCAGCGCCACCAATGCCAGCGGATTTTGCTAGTGATTTCTATTCTCAGCAGACCGCTGCTCTGCCTCCAGAGGCACAGCACGGTCCTTATGGTATGACACAAAAGCCACCGACTGGTGAGCTTCATGGTCCCTATGGTGAAACATCTGCAAGCCTTGCGGGTCAAACAATGCGACCTGCAGCGGATTTATTAAAAGATGATACCGTAGAAATGTACGATAAAATGCTTAGGGAAGGGCAAAGCTTACAAGCTGCTACTCAAAAAGCACCTGCCTCTAACGAGGCTCCACGATCTTTCTATGCAAGCAAAGATCAACAAAGAAAAAATCGTGAAGAGCTTATGGAAAAGCTGTCCAAGATTTTAAACCCTACTCCAACGTATGACTTTGTAAACAGAAATGAGAATATTGGTATTCAACGATACAAAGCATACAATGACCCGAAAAAAAGAGCAGCCATGGCAAAGCAACTGGCAGTGAAAAAAGCGCTTGCGGAAAGAGATGGTCCACCTTCTGAGGAGGCAATGTTGTCTGCCAAGACTGGGGCACCAATGCGTGGCGCAATAGACGTGCCATCAAACAAGCAATCATTACAGAAGCCAGCTACCTTAGATCAAGCCAAACAACCACCCGTTGGCGGTCAAACCATGAAACAAATACAAGACCAAGGCCAAAAAGAAGGATTAAAAAGCTATAAAGATCGAGAAGCTGAATACCTTAAAAGCATTGGAATGACCGCTCAAGAAAAGCAAATGTATGCAAACGCTGATCCCAAATGGAAAAAAGAAGGCTACAAGGCTGTAAGGGTAGATCAAGGCGACAGTCCAAAAGAAGCAGGAAAGAAGATAACTGACGACGTGATAAGCCAAATGGCCGGAGTCGGCGGTGCAGAGTGGGAAGGATTTATACCTACCATTCAAAACGCAATACGCCAACTGGAAAACATTGCCGAAGGAAGAGACCCTTACGATGCCGCAAGGGCTAGGGTTGCCGGGTCCAGCAGAAGATCTCTTGCTGGAACGGAGTACGCAGCCAAGACGCAAGCAGCTCAAGATGTAAGATCTCGAACATCTAAGTCTATGTCGCAAGGAACTAACGCAGCACTTGAGTCTGGACAGGCAACTGCAAAACTAAAAGACCAAAGATCGGCCAAAGAAGAAAGCGCAGCAGTTAAACTGTTTGATGGCATGCCTATGGATAGTTTGCTTAGATGGGGCAAGGATCCTAAAAATAAAACCCGTATGGAAAAAAATCCGCGTATTGGAGCTGCTTACATGGCAGCAATAAAAAGAGCTAGGAACTTGGAAACAAAAAGTCAGGCATCGGCAAACAAGAAAACAAAAGACGCCAAAGATAAGCTGGACAAGGAACAGAAGAGAAAAGCACAGCAAGATAGTGCGGTAACAAAGTTCGGTGAAGCAGCGTCGAAAGCAAAGAGCAGCTTTGAAGGAAACTATAAAGCCGCCATGACAAGGATTTCAAAGAACCAAGCTGAAGGTGGAAGGAAGCGAGGAGGAGCCAAAGAAGAAATGGCGTATAAGAATACGGCAAAAGAATGGTCTAAAAGATACAGAAACATTCAAGAAAAGTATGATCTTCTTTACAATAAAGCTGTGCCAAAGGATTCTGCGAGAGCGGAGAGTGTTAAGAATAAAGAGATTCGCAAGCTGAGAAAGCTGGGAGAAGAGCTTATTCGTGACATAAATGGATACAAAGGTTAACCCTAATGGCGTACTCAGATAAAAAATCAGCTCAAGACATATACGATTCTTTAGGTATCAGCGATAAGCCTTTTGAGAAATGGTGGAAAGAGCAAGAGGAAATATCGAGTGCGGCGGTCACCCCCAAGGTGAGCCGCAGCGCAGAACGCCAAGAAGTTGGTGAGATAAAAAGAGAGCTTGGCTCAAAGATAAAGAGTGGCAACGAGATTGAGTCTCTGTCGGCGTTGATGGTAGACCAGACTATAGACATATTTAAAAAGAACGGAAAATTGATCGCTAAAAACTGGAAACAGTTTTATGATGACCCCACTGGTGATAACTTTGAGAAAGCAGCTGGGAAAAGTATTTTTACCGGAGCAATGCTTCCAGTAAAAAACGAAATAGAAATGTCTCTGGCTAAGAATCCGGACGGAAGCTGGAACTCTAAAAAAGCAAAAGACTACTACAACAGAACAGGAGTTCGACTTTTATCTGAAAGCGAAATCAGCAAGCTTCCAGCATCAGAGGCTGACATTGTTCGATCTTATCAGGGAGACCTTTTAGATAAGGCCGCTCACGGTGTTACAAACTTGGCTCATGGTTTGGCAATGCCATTTATTCAAGCTTATGACAACTTGGGAGTAGCAGCTAAAAGCGCTAAAGAAGGCGATACCTTAAAGGCTTACGGTCAGGCATGGGCATCCTTATTGGATATTCCAGCTGGTTTAGTTTTAGGTCTAGGACCAATGGCTGCGAGGCTTACTACTGATTATTCAAAGTTTGCTCAAGAAGACCCTATAGGTGCATACGCCACCAAGGCAGGAGTTGGCCACTTAGGCAAAAGAGCTGCAGCTGGAGTTAAGGGTGCAATCGAAAAAGTTGAAGTTCCTAAAGAGAAATCTTGGCAGGACTTTGAGAAGGTTGAAAGCCCTGAAGGAGCCCCTCAGTTTGGACCTATGGAGCCAGTGGAGGCAGCGGTTCGCGAGGGCCGAATGGCTCAAGTGGATACCCCTACGGGAAAGGTAGCCGTTAACTACGATGGGCAAACTTTAAAGGAAACCCAGTTCGCCCGTAATTTACCCGATGAAATATTAGAAAGTGTTGAATACGAACAGGCTACCCAGACACCACCATGGGAAAGAGCAGCACAAAAACAAAAAGCGCCCGAGCCAACAGATGGGACTCAAGTGATCCCAAAGGAAGCAGCAGAAAAGGCTGCAACCAAAGACGCCAAAGGTGCCGTCAGAGCGATGACCCTTGAGCAGGCTGAACGGCGTGATTTCCAAGAGGCTAAGCAGTGGACAGACACGGAAAAGGCAGCTTGGCTAGAGCGCCGTGAAGAGGCTCGGAGGGAAGTAAGGTCGGCATACAAACAGCTTCTAAATGAAGAAATGCCGAAGCCGGGAAGAAGTGTTTTACAGAGAGATCATGGGGCCATGACGGTAGACCAAGCAGCCCAGCGAGCCAAAGACCTAAGGACCGGAAAGGTTCCCACTGAAAATCTACCTGCAAAAGAAAACCAGATAGCTCACGGCGACAGATATTACGGAGGCGCATTCACTCAATCACTCCTTACAGATTATACCATAAAAGAGCTTCGGGAGATGGTGAAGGATCTTCAACAATCAAACCCTGATTTTAAAGTTCCCGCAAGAACAAAGAAGGCCGAGATTGTTAAGCGCATTGTTGAGGAAAGATACGCAGCAGACAAAAGAGCAATAGAAGGAAGACCGAACGCAGAGTGGTCACCGCTTCCAGAGGTTGAGGTTGAAGCAACAAAGGGAACACCCAGAGGGCCAGCCCCTCTTGAAAAGGGAACGCTTCCTGAACCACAATATAGACGAGGCGGATTGCGTGGCGCTAGAGCGGCCATTAGAGAGCAAGCGCTTAAAGATAAAGACGCAAGATTCTCACCTGCTCAAAAAATAACAGACGCAGCCAAGTGGGCAGCA